GCGTACCCCCGTTATGACCCTGCCATATATATATTATTGTACTGTTTATGGTTTTGGCACTTTTTGGTTTTGGGTTTGTTTTTGTGTTGGTGTTGTGTTGGGTTTGTGTTAAGTTTTGTTCGGGGCGTATGTATATGTTTGTGTATTTTTTGTTTGTTTATATTGTTTTTTGGTTGTTTATGTTTGTGTATTTTTGTTTTTGGTATATTTATATATATATGGGGCTGGTTTTTAATGTCACTTTTTTGGGGTTTTGTTCGTTATTAGTTGTAGGGTTTTGTTTTTTTTGTTGTTTTCTTTCCGAGGGGGTGTTTTGTGTCTTACGCTAATATGGATGGTGTTCCTACTCAGACTGAGGGTGTGAGTGAGATTCTCGCTTCGGATTGGAATACGTATGTGCGGGATAATTTTGATACGATTAAGCATGGTCATGTTGTGTGTACGTCGTCTACTCGGCCTAGTGGTGTGGCTGAGGGTACGATGATTTACGAGTCTGATACGAATCTTATTTATGTTTATAATGGTTCTTCGTTTACGCAGAATAATTTGACTCCTGTGGGTGTGCTTAGTCCTTTTGCTGGTTCTAGTGCGCCTGATGGTTGGTTGTTGTGTCATGGGCAGGCTGTGTCGCAGACGACGTATGCTGCGTTGTTTGCTCTTATTGGTTCTACGTATGATGTTACGAGTCCGGGTGCTGGTAATTTTAGGGTTCCTGATTTGCGTGGTCGTGTTATTGCTGGTGTGGATAATATGGGTGGTAGTGATGCTGGGCGTTTGTCGTGGCAGAATGTGCTTGGTACTGTTGGTCCGTCGAGTATTAGTACGGATGGTGGTGCTCAGAATCATATTCTTACTCCGGGTGAGACTGCTTTAAGGACGCACGCGCATAGTGGTACTACTGGTGGGGAAAATCAGACGCATGTTCATACTTTTTCTATGCAGTCGAGAAGTACGTATACTTTGGGTGGTGGTAGTACTGGTTTTTATCCGGGCGGGCTTTTTTCTACGGTTGGTCCGGATACGGCGCATACGCATAATTTTAGTACGAGTGGTATTACTGAGGCGGATGGTTCTGCGCATAATAATATGCAGCCTACGATGCTTTTGAATTATATTATTAAAGTTTAAGAGGTTTGTGATGTTTAATTCTAATGTTCAGCCGCGGGTTCGTAAGATGGATGTTCCTAAGGAGCCGTGGTTGTGTATGAAGTGTAGTGAGGAGAATCCTCATTATATGGCTAGGTGTAATGGGTGTAATGCTCGGAGGCCACACTAGGAGGCGGTTTTGGCTAGTTATTCGTATGATTCGAAGAAGTTAGAGCCAAAAGAGTTGGAAGAGTTGATTCTGGGGTTGCCTGAGAAGATGGGTTGGTTCTTGTCGAAGGGTTATGCGCCGCATTATTATCAGGTGTTGTTTCATACTGCTAAGAATGATGATGTTCTTGCGCGTTTTCGGCATCTTGTTGCGGGTCGTCGTGGTGGTAAATCCTTGTCTGCGGCGTGGGAGTGCTTGTTTTACCTGTTGCATCCGGAGCAGTTTCATTTAGACGCGCATGGTAAGAAGAGTGATAGGCCTTTGTGGGTATGGGAACTGTCCCAATCCTATAAGTTGGGGCGTCCTGCGTGGATTACGTTTCGTGAGGTATGTATTCAGGCGGGTTTGACGCTTGGTAAAGAGGTAAAGGAGAACCGCGGCGGGCTCCGATTCGAGTTTGAGAATGGCGGGTTGATCGAGTTTAAGTCTGCTGAGGATCCGCAGTCGCTTCGTGGTGCTGGTTTGGATATTCTTTGGATGGATGAGGCCGCGTTTATTAAGGATGATGAGGCTTGGGGTGTTGTTCGTCCGGCTTTGTCGGATAAGCAGGGTCTTCTTATTACGACGACGACTCCGAATCAGAAGAATTGGTTTTATGAGGAGTTTTTTGATGGTGGTGCGGTTGCTGATGAGGCTCAGAGTCGCGTTGAGTATAGGAGTATTGATAATCCGTACTTCAGGCGCGAGGAGTGGGAGTATGTGAAGCAGCGGTATCATCCGCTTTTGTTTGCTCAGGAGTATATGGCGTCGTTTGATAGTATGGCAGGTAAGGATTTGGCGGGCGAGTGGCTTCATTATTATACGAATGAGGATCTTCTTGGGGATGATGGTAAGCGTATTCCTCTTCGTGTGTATATGGGGGTTGATCCGGCGATTAGTTTGTCTTCGAATGCGGATAGGTTTGTGATTACGATTATTGGTGTGGCTGAGTCGAATGAGGTGTTCTTGTTGGAGCAGTATGCTGATCGTATTCCTTTTCCAGAGCAGTTGTTGAAGATTGAAGAGTATTATTTGAAGTATAAGCCGGAACTTGTTGGTATTGAGTCGAATGCGTATCAGGCTGCGCTTGTGCAGCAGACTGAGCGTTTGTCGAGTATGCCGCCTGTTATTCCACTTTTTGCGAAGGGTAAGAAGTGGGAGCGGCTTTTGGCTATGAGTCCGTTGTTTCGGATTGGTAAGGTGAAGATTAAGAAGGACCACGCTGATTTTATTCAGGAGTGGGTGGATTATGATAGTTCTGTTCAGAAGCCTAAGGATGACTGTCTTGACAGTATGGAGATTGCTCTGAGAACTGCGGGGGCGTTGCTGGGCGAACTGTCTAATCCTGAACCTGTTAATTCGCTTCTTCCTGATTGGGTGCTTGCTGATAGGCCTAGTGAGGGTAAGAGGAGCGAGGATCGTTTTGTTGACGAGCATTTAGGGAGTGTATGGTAATGCCTGATTTTATTAATATTCGTGGTAATGGTGCTGATGCGGTTACTGGGGAGCGGTGTTCTCCGGGTGAGCGCGTGTTTGATACGGGCTTTAAGAATCGTGTGGCGCCGTATATGAGTAATCATCGTACTCGTGTTGTGAAGGAGGAGACTATTGTTTGGTTGGCTGAGCAGGCAGGATTCAAGATCTGTCGAGGCGAGTGCGATTGTAAGTCTGATGAGCGAGTTTCTGAGCCTGCACCGCGAGTGGAGTCAGAGGATGTTGTCGTTGGAGGAGGAGAGGCTGAGGTTGGAGAGGCTCCGGTTGGAGGGAAGCCAGCCGCTAAGCGACGTTCCAACGGGGCATCTAAGGGTAAGTGAGGATGAGCAGGACGCTGATTGGGCGTTGAATCAGGGTATTATTAGTTTGCATGAGTATAAGAGTATTCTTGAGACTGCGGGGCTTGCTCCTTCGGATATTGAGTTTGAGTAAGGAGGCGTATTTTGGACGAGGCTAGTAAGTATATGAATGAGACGGATTTGTCTGGTTTTGCTTCGGCGACTGGTCTCGTTAAGCGCGTCGATGAGTTGCAGCGTCAGCGCGAGCAGATGGAGCGACAGTGGAAGTTGAATCTGGCGTTTTATAAGGGTAAGCAGTATGTGTTTTATAATCGTAAGACGCGGCGTATTGAGTCGCTTCCTACGGATGAGGGCGATAAGCCGCGGTATCGTGTGCGTCTTGTTGCTAATCAGATTGCTCCGAATACGCAGAGTCTTCTTGCTCGGCTTGTGAAGTCTAAGCCACAGTTTTTTGCTACTCCGGGTCAGGCGTCGTTTGAGGCGCAGAAGGCGACTGAGATTGCTGAGAATCTTCTTGATTATTGGTGGGACGAGTTTAGTCTTACTGAGAAGCGCGAAGAGGCGATGATGTGGAGTATTATTTGTGGTAATGGTTTTTGGAAGATTAGTTGGGACGATCAGGCTGGTCCGGGTATGCTGGTGACGGTTGATCCTGATGGTAGGCCGATTGTTGATCCTCTTGTGCAGTATTATTTTAAGCAGAGCCTTGAGGAGATGGATATTGAGTATGAGCAGTTTGAGCGGCGCGTGTTTCAGGGTGAGATTAAGGTGGATGTGTTGTCGCCGTTTGATGTTCTGCTTGATGATGCGGCTACGGTGTTTGAGGATTGTAAGTATGCGTTTTGTGTTCATCCGATGAGTCCTGATGAGATTAAGTCTCGTTATGGTGTATGGTTGAAGCCGAATGCTGTGAATAAGTATCCTGATGAGACGCTTCCGGGTGTGTTTGGTAATGCGGATGCGAAGACGCAGGAGAATGTGCGTACTGTGTTTTACGGGTATTTTCTTCCTTCTGCGAAGTTGCCGCAGGGTAGGTTTGTGGTGTTTACGAAGGATCCGAGTATTGTGTTGTATGATGCTCCGTGGCCGTATCCGTTTGAGAAGTTGCCTCTTGTGAAGTTTCCGGGTGTTCGTGTGCCGGGGCAGTTGTGGGATCAGAGTGTGGTTGAGCATGCGATTCCGCTTCAGAAGGAGTTGAATCGTACGTTGTCGCAGATGATTGAGTATAAGAATCTTACGTTGAAGCCGCAGATGCTGGCTCCGGTTGGTTCTTTGCGTCAGCGTATTACGGACGAGCCGGGTGCTATTTTCGAGTATAATCCTGTTGCTGGTAAGGTTCCGGAGTCGATTCCTCTTCCGGGGTTGCCTGCGTATGTGCGGGATCATTTGATTGATCTTGGTAATCGTTTGAAGGATGCGTTTGGTCTTAATGAGATTGTGGAGGGTAGTGTTCCTCCGAATGTTGAGGCTGGTGTGGCGATTGATTTGTTGCAGGAGGCTGCTACGGATAGGCTTGCTCCGCAGATTATGCTTATGGAGAAGAGTCTTGAGCGTGCGGGTAATATGATGTTGCAGTTGGCGCAGCAGTATTATACTGAGCCTCGTACGATGATTATTAGTGGGTCTGGTTCGAAGCCTAAGGTTGAGCGGTTTGAGTCTGCTGATCTTATTAAGGGTGTGAGTGTTAAGGTTGAGGCTGGTAGTGGTTTGCCGCGTACTCGTGCTGGTCGTCAGGCTCGCGTGTTGCAGTTGTTGCAGATGGGTATTTTGTCGCCGACGAAGGCGTATAAGTATCTTGATATGGCTGATTTTAAGAGTCTTCAGATGCAGTTTGAGGCTGATGAGGAGCAGGCTATGCGTGAGCATGATCGGTTGTTGGATGGGCTTGCTGTGAATGAGCAGGAGGCGCAGAAGGCTCAGCAGGCGCTTATGATGAGTATGCTTGAGGGTGGTCAGGTTGATCCGCAATTGTTGCAGGAGAGTATTGATGCTGGGTTGCGGCCGCTTGCGTATGAGAATAAGGGTGTGCATTTGGAGACTCATGCGCAGTTTATGAAGAGTGCTGAGTTTGAGTCGTTGCCGCCTCAGGTGAAGCAGAATTTCTATAAGCATTTTGAGTTGACGCAGCAGGCTGTACAGGCTGAGACTGGTCCTGCGGGTGAGCCTCCGCGTGTGTCGCTTCAGTTGCGTGGCGCGGTTGGGCCTACGGCTGGTAGTGAGATTCTTACGAATTCTGGTGTTAAGAATATTACTCCGCAGACGCTTCTTGAGCCTCCGCTTGATACTGTTGTTATTGATAATAAGGATAAGCCGAATGCTGAGGACCAGTTGGGGACGGATATGCGTCAGTTCCAGCAGGAGACTATGATGCGGATGATGGATCAAGAAATGATGGATAATCAGAAGTTGCGTTTTGAGCGGGAGAGGCAGGCTATTCGTAATGAGTAGGATTGAGTGGACTGATGAGGATAAGGCTGCTGCGTATGTGGTGTGGGTTTCGAATGAGCGTAATGTTCGTCGGACTTCGCGTGATACGGGGGTTCCTCATGGGACGCTTCGTTATTGGGTTAAGGAGTGGGAGTCTTCGGGCCCTCCTGAGAAGGTGATGGGTAAGATTGATGAACAGGTGTATGCGTTTGTCGATCATGCTAGTCGTGTGCGTAAGCAGGCGATGGAGAAGTTGGAGGAACTTATTCCACAGGCAGAGTCGAAGCAGTTGTCTGCTATTGCGACTGTTGTTGGTATTATGGATGATAAGATTCGGCTTGCGTCTGGTCTTGCGACGAAGCGTACGGAGACGGTGCATACGCTTCCTACGCGCGAGGAGATGCAGGAGTTGATGAGTGGTTTTGCGGATAATCTTGTGGCTGCGGCTAATGATCGTGCTGCTGAGGTTGTTGAGATCACTGCTGAGAGTGTTGTTGTGAATGATTAGCGACCAACCGGAATAAGCCGGAGTCGTTGGATATGGGAGGATACCATGAGTGATGGTATTGATATGGAGGGCGCTTTGAATGCGCTTTCAAGCGAGTTGCCGGATGAGTCTGTTGATTTGGCGACGAGCGTGTCGGACGAGCCTACTGGGGATAATCAGCCTGAGGTTGAATCCTTTACGGGTTTTGATCCGAATGTGCTTCCTGAGGATATGCAGGCGGTGTATAAGTCTATGCAGGCTGATTATACTCGCAAGACTCAGGAGGTTGCGGAGTTGCGGCGTCAGTACGAGTCGTTCTCCGAAGCAGGGGTTGATCCTGATACTGCTCTACAAGCAGTCGGATTCTTGCAGCAGTTGAATACTGACCCGTCGTTTGCGCAGCAAGTGGCGATGCAGATTCAGCAGAGTGTGGGAACACCCGACGGTAGCCAGAGTTTTGTGGCGGATGCTCCGAATGTTGATTCTAGTTACGAGGGCCTTCCGCCCGAGTTGGCTAGGGAGTTGGAGGAGATGCGGGCGTTTCGTGAGGAGATGTTTCAGCATCAGGCTCAGCAGGAAAGTCTTGCTGAGTTGGAGGCTATGGAGAATACGATTCGTACGTCTAATCCGCAGTATACGGATGATGATTTGGAGTCTATTTATAGTCTTGCGTATGCTCATGATGGGGATCTTATGGCTGCGGCTGAGCATTATCATGCTTTGCAGCAGCGTTTGCTTGGCTCGTATTTGCAGTCGAAGCAGGTTCCGCATGGGTTGACTCCGGCTCCTGCTGCGCCTTCTAGTGTGCCGCATCAGGGCTTTAAGAGTGTTGATGAGGCGCATAAGGCGGCTATGGAGGTTGTTCGTAACATTTCCTAATTTGGAGGTGTTATAGGTATGAGTCTTACTAATGGGACTAATCTTAGTACGCTTAGCGACATTCTCAAGGAGTATTACCTTGGGCCGGTTGCTGAGCAGTTGAATAATGAGGTGCTTCTGCTTTCGCGTCTTAACGCGAAGTCGGAGGATCTGGTCGGTAAGCGGGCGTATGTTCCGCTTCATACGTCGCGGTCCGGTGGTATTGGTGCTCGTGCTGAGGCTGCGTCTCTGCCGACCGCTGGCAATCAGGATTACGACAAGGCCGTGTACGATCTGAAGTACCTGTATGGTCGCGTTCAGGTGACTGGCCCGTCGATGGCTAAGACCAAGAACGAGGCTGGCGCTTTCCTTCAGGCTCTTAAGGGCGAGTTGGATGGTGTTCGCAATGATCTTCAGAAGGATCTTGCTCGTCAGGTGTACGCCAAGGGCGAGGCGATCATTTGTGATTGTGGTACGACGACTTCTTCGACCACGGTCACGCTTGGTTCTGATGGTAAGGAGGCGATCCGCAAGGGTCAGTTGTACATTGGTATGATTATTGACATTGGTTCTACTGCTAATGTTGATAACGTGGCTGCTGGTGTTCAGATCACGGCTGTTGATTACACGAACGGCACGATCACGATCAGCGGTTCTGCCGTTTCGACCACTTCGTCGCATCGCGTGTTCCGCGCGGGCGCTGGTGTGGATAACGGTGTTCTTGCTACTGGCTCGCGGTCGAACGAGGTTGACGGTCTTCGTCGCATCGTTTCGGTTGGTCAGGAGGCGTTTGGTGAGATCGACCCGGCGGCGAAGCCGTTCTGGGATAACAAGCGCATCACGTCTGTTGGCGCGATTGCTCTTGATGATCTTCAGCAGGGCCTTAACCTGATTCGTCTTGAGGGTGGTCGCCCGTCGGTGATCGTTACCTCGCTGGGCGTTCAGCGCGAGATCTTTAACCTGCTCGATCAGAACGTGCGTTACGTTGATCCTGAGTCCTACAACTACGTCGCTGGTTTCCAGACGATTGAGTACGCTGGACTTCCGGTCATCGCTGATATTGACGCTCCGTACGGGAATCTGTACATGCTGGACGAGTCCACCATCAAGGTGTTCTCGGATCAGGATTGGCATTTCCTTGATGCGGATGGTCAGACTCTTCGTCAGGTCGCGGGTTATGACGCCTTTGAGGCGGTCATGACGCGCTACATGAACCTTGGTGTTACGAAGCGCAACAATCATGCTGTGCTGTCGGGTATCACGGTTGATGCTTCGCCTGACGCTGGCGTGTAATTTGTTTAGGGAGGGGCTTCGGCCCCTCCCTATTCTTAGTTGAGGAGGCTATTATGGCGAAGATGAGTAAGTATGATAGGCTCGTCAAGAGCCTAGCCGCGAAGGATAAGGGCAACGCTGGCGACCCTAAGGCGCTTGCGGCGTGGATTGGTCGTAGGAAGTTGGGTAAGGCTGAGTTTCAGCGGCGCGCTGCTGCTGGTCGTCGGAGGGCAAAGTAATGCCTAAGAAACTTGAGGAAATTGTTTCTGCTCTTGAGCGGGATAATCCATCGTGGCCTAAGGGTAAGGTTTATGCTATTGCTAATGCTACGTTAAATAAGATGAAGCGGGGTAAGTGATGAGTGGTTTTGCTCATTGGAAGT